AAGAATCACGACCGAGAACATTATCTACTTTGATGAAAAAGGTGAACATATTGGTAGAGACGATTATTTAAATGTGGTAGATAATGTTGTTTAATTTAATAATAATAAATAAAATATAAATTAATTTTTTATGCTGAGTTCAATTTTGATAATCCTACGTCATGACGTCCGTCGCTCCGCTTGACTACCGATGACTAATTCTAAAAATTGTACGCAAAAAAATATATCTTTAAAGAATAAAGAGTAGTTTAAATTAAAGGAGTTTGTGATTCTTGTCGAAGTTGAGAGAAGAGGGTGGCAGTGTTGGCTTTAGTACTCCATAGTTCTGTATTATCTTTGAATTGGAGAGTGACATATTGATACCAAGTAAACTGATAGTTGTATTTTTGAGCAGGGTCTACTTTGAAATCTGGCATAATGGCCCAATACATCTGTGGCATTTTGAAATTTTTAATATCGGGATTATTGATCGTTGTTGGTAAATATATTGTATTATTTTCAAATGCGATACGACTGGCATCTAATGCTGCTATAGCTGAAAAGTTTTGCTTTGTAGGGTCAGTAGCATCAAATCCACCTGCTAACTCCCATGATCGGGCTCTCCACGCAACTGCTACATCGGCTGCTAGTTGGGAATAACTCCGAGTGGTAACTCCGCCGGCGACTGTCGTCGCGGCTCCGTTGCGAATAAGGGAATCAAACCATCCTTTTTGGTGGGCATTATATCTGCACTTGATAGGCTTTTTTAATGGTAATGTATGCCATCTGATGTATGGGTTATCTTGACCCCAGGTAGGTGCTGGTGCATTTCCATAATGGTATAGTATTCCGATTTTAGTTTTATTAAATGTATCGGATGAGGCTTGCGCGTATTGAGTTGTGGTAATGGTAAAATTGGTCAGGTATAATTTCACTGATTTTATCCGCCAGTATCGGTAACGATCGATTATGCCTCCGACTTCATTAGAACAGAATTCTGGGGGTAATAAGAAGCATGGTGCTGTTTCGCCAACAGGATCTTCGATGTAAGATAATGCAGAGAACATATTGACAAGTTTATACATATTTCCAGCGAGCAATTCATTATCAACTTTTTGGAGCACGCGCCGATCTCCCCATTTTAATGTCAATACTGTACCGTTTCTTCGCAATTGGGGATATTTGGACTGAAATGGTAATTTAACAGGACGAGGTATTCTAGATCTAAAAACACGGCGTTTAAATCGTTTAAAACTACGTTTAAATGGTCTACGTTTAAAAGTTCTTCTCTTGGTAATCTTGCGTCTGTATCGTTTAGCGTACGGCATAAAATGATTTTGAGTTCGGGAATCTTCGTAGATATCTTTTCACGTTCCACTTAGGATTATAATTAATCACGCGATCTTGGTAAATTAACGGTCGTTTAGGAATTGCTTTAGCACGCTTGCGATACTTACGCTTAACGACCTTTGGTTTTTTAATCTTTATTGTTCTTTTCCTTTGTTTCGGCGTTAGATAAGGATCGATTAACGGTTTCACCTTTGGATACGTTATCTTAACAGTCTTTTTGTTTCCATCTTTGTCGCCAATTAAATTTCGTACTTCGCCAGATATGCGTCTACGTGCTGTTTCAGACACGGGGAAGACGCGATCGATAACTGGCTCGGCTGCTGCCCAAATGCCTTTGCCAAATGTTGAGACTACTTCGTATAACACTCTATCGGCCATCGTAATAATAATAATGAAACGCCGCAAACACACCGCTAAACATGCGCCTTATAATATTGTTAATATAAAAGGCTTCCGGCTTCCTCCGCTCTGTAAGTAAAACTAGGAGCGGAGGTAGCCTTTTTTAAAAATTAGATATGCCAGGGAAATCATTTAAATATTGGATTATAACTGACTTTTGTGAACATTATCATCCTTTTAGTGAGGAATATATGACTCATTATTGTGGTCAGCAAGAAAAATGTCCTACGACTGAGAGACTTCACTGGCAATGCGCAATTACTTGTAAAAATAAAGTGTCGATATCATTTTTAAAAAAGAACTACTGCGCTAAAGCTCATTTAGAACCTTCGAGGTCCGATGCTGTTCGGGAATATGTGCATAAGCAAGAGACTTCTGTAAATGGTACTCGTTTTGAACATGGTAAATTGCCTATTAGGACTAATGTGAAAGAAGACTGGGATAAAATAAAAGATATGGCTAAGAAGGGAGAATGGGACAATATACCTTCTAGCATACTGGTAAGAAACTACAACAGTCTACGAAATATACATAAAGATTTCTCCGTTCCGACTGAGACCACGAAGCAGTGCAGCTTATTCTGGGGCAAGACTGGGACTGGAAAGACCAGACGGGCATATGATGAGGCTAAAGACCAGGGGGCTGTGTATTGGAAAGACAGCCAGACTAAGTGGTGGGATGGATATCAGAATCACCCTGTGGTTATCATAGATGACTTCGATGGTGGTATACCCATTACCTATCTCCTAAGGTGGTTAGATCGATACCCTATAGATGGTGAAATAAAGGGTGGTAGAGTGGCATTAAATTATCAAACTCTTATAATTACTTCTAATAAATCGGTATGGGAATGGTATCCGAAGGCTAAAAGGGAACAAATTCGAGGACTCATTCGAAGAATCACGACCGAGAACATTATCTACTTTGATGAAAAAGGTGAACATATTGGTAGAGACGATTATTTAAATGTGGTAGATAATGTTGTTTAATTTAATAATAATAAATAAAATATAAAT